GCCCGCTCCATCAAAAAGCGTCCGGTGGAAACCGTACAAGGTGAGACGTATGACCAGTACCACGCTGGATTCTTATCACTGTACAAAGAGCGCACCAAGCCAGACCGCCAGCTTTGGGATGTTCAACAAAGAGACGCCGGCTAAACACTAGGATACGGGCCACGGACGGCCCAAGATTTACCAACTATTTTTTTTTAATTTTTATTTATTTTTTTTTATTACCACTACTATCACGCTTAACGAGGTTTTATCATGAGATTATTATCTAGAGACAGTAACACTAAATTAATAAAGACTGCAAAAGGTCTGGAGAATGTTGTACTAGCTGGATTGTCTTTAATGCCATCGGCTATTCTATGCCCAAGCAGTAAAGCCGCAGATTGCTTTGATGCTTGTCTAAAAGAGTCTGGACTAGCACAGGTCTATAAATCAGTTAATATTGCACGACAAAAAAAGACTGATTACTATATGCAAGACCGAGATGGATTTCTTACTCAACTACGGCGTGAATTAACAAACCTTGAGAAATATGCGGCCAAGCATAAAAAGCGAGCCATAGTTCGATTGAACGTATTGTCTGATATTACTTGGGAGATACATAACATACCACAAGAATTTCCCAATATTAGTTTTTATGATTATACAAAGAGGGCCGCTAGACTAGGCAATACGCCGGATAACTATAAACTTATGTTTAGCTATAGCGCAGCACCTAAGTATAAAAAGCAAGTAGATATTGCACTAACTACAGATGCGCCAATAACTGTGGTTTTTAAAAATGGATTACCACCGTCTTATATGGGGCGTGAAGTTATCGACGGCGATAAAAGCGATATAGATAACTTGGAAGCAAAAGGTAAAATAGTAGGCTTGCGGGTCAAGGGCAACAGCGCCAAACGATCAGACTCGCCCTTTATTGTAGACTCTAACATTATTTCAACTGATAGGATGGCGGCTTAAAAACCGTCAACCTAAAATTACTATCACGCTTAACGAGCTTTTCACTTAACGAGGTTTTTAAAATGGAAATTAAATTAGATTATCACGAAGTTATGCAAGCAGTACAGGAATACTTAGACGACACTCACGGTGTGAAAATTGACGTAGAGAATAATATAGACTTCCCTTGGGTTCACACCTATGAGCACTCATATGGGTACACAGTAGATGATGAGGGTAAAAAGGTAAGAGACCCTGCAAAAGACAGCACCACAGAAAAGCAGTATCAGTTTGGAGATGGTGATTCATTTAGTTTTTATGTCTAATATTTACTATCACACTTAACGAGGTTTTTAAAATGTACACTCATATAGACGATGCAAAACTTATACCCTTAATTTTAGAACTGGGGTGGCAGGTTAAAAATAACACTTGGACAGACATGCCACAGCGAGCCTACGACAGTTTTAAAGAACACCAAGAGAGGTTTTTAAAATGAACGTAATACATAACGTAATATCAGTTGAACTGTCAGGCCCTGACTGTTACACTTTATACTTCCAAGATGACGATGGGAATAACTCAGAACACATCTGCCATGTGTACGGGAGAGATAACGCTATCGAGGTAGCCAAGCGCATCTCACACCAGCAGGTTGAGTATATAAAGTATCCCATGGAAACAATGACTCACGCTGAGTTTGAAAAAGCAATAGAACAGCACAACAAACGACACAACAAACATTTTTCACGGAGTAATAACTAATGAATAAAGAACTAGACTATAGACTATGCGTACAACATGCAGTTACACTTGCAGAACTTCACAGCTTACCAAAAAAAGAATTGGAAGCGTTACGAGCAGACTTATTATTTAAGCTTGCTAACCTGTAAAACTACTATCACGACTAACGAGGTTTAGACATGTTCCCTAGATTTAGAGAGTACACCCGAAGAAAGTATATTGACAATGTAGATGAGCGGCTTGCGTTCGGTGAACCCATCTTACAGTACAAAGAATACTTAGACCTTAACGGTGAGTTTCTTACAGACTTATACGAAGAAGAGTTGCAGGAATGGTACTTTAACTTAGACAACGACAGCAAAGGTGATCCAGATGCTTGAAGCAAACCCAGTATTAGAAGCAGAGCTAGAATGTATTAACGTAGCCATACGTAAAGAGAGAGCACGCTTATGGGACTATGATATAGAGGATTCCTACTACCTGAATTACCTAGAATCTGAGAAGGAACGAGGTGTAGAAGCAGTAGTAACTAACTTTTGAGGTGACTTATGTGGATAGACAGCGAGACAACTAACGAGATCAGAGAGTTTGTGCAGGGTGTCTTTGCAGGCATAGCAATAGCCGGTAAAACTAGAGAAGATGTCTGGTCTAAAACTAACAACGAGTACCGATTTAACTGGAACAGTGTGATTGATATTCTAGTGTATAAGGATGACTATACAAAAGACTGGTGTGTCATTGCACACCAATGCAACGATTACAGTCAGTTCAACGGTAACGAGCACAGGCATATAATTTTAGGAGACAAGTGGACATGAAAGCGGACATGGCTGGGGCAACGCATGGGGGCAAGGGAAGCCGACAACGTAAAGGAGACATCAAGAAATTTCATGATAACTATGATAAGATATTTGGCAAGAAGGAGAAGTTATCCCCAGAGAAATTAGATTCAGGATTCAAGTCAAGTAAAAAAAGTGATTCAAAGTGAATCGATTTAGTTGACAAACAGTGTTATATTATTACATACGCTACCGTAATAACTTGACAGGAGGTGTATAATGCTAGTAAGGTTCTTTAGAAATGAGGTTTCTATAGGAAAGTGTTTATACGATTGGTTTTTATTACCAAGAGTAGCGTTTAGAAACAAAAGGACTGATTGGAATTTACTTATCAGTTGGTTAGGGGGGTGTCTTGTCTGGTCGAGACTTAAAAGAACACATAAGAATACTGACGGAGTTCAGAAAGATTGACGCTTGGATGCACATTCAAACTGTGTATGCTTTTGTAATTATCGCTCAACGTACTTTTGTTAATGCAGAAACGCTGAGAGTTAGGGATGTTGGTGAGTTCATGGATACATCCAGTGCTAGTGCAAGTAGAAACTTACGAGTGCTAGTAGATCACGACTTAATTAAACTTTACGAGAATCCCGATAGACGTATTGAGAAGTTTATTGAGGTAACAAAGCGAGGCAGAGCCTTGGCAAGGAGGATTAGATTATGAGTAAAATAGCTTTTGAAACTTTTATATTCACACTATCATGCTTTATCATCGGTAGTGTACTTACTACTATACTGGAGGTATACGTATGAGTGTTAAGCCAAGAGGTGCCGGTTGGGAAGTTTACGTAACCCACAAAGGTAAAAAGTTTAGACAAACTCTCTCCACTAAAGAAGATGCTACACTACTGGAGGCTAAGTGGAGACATGCTCTAGCTGTAGGGCAAGACCCGCTAAAGATGGAGGTTAACCAAGAAACAGGAGCAGCGTCAGGTTGTACGCTAGACCATGCTATGACTAAAACTTATGACAAGTATTGGTCTGGCAGCAAGAACGAACAGGCTGTAATTAATCTAATGAAAGCTATTCGTACTTACTGGGGTAAAAACATAGCTATTAACCGTGTTACTACTACAGCTATTGAGTCGTGGGTTGCTGAGATGAGAACAGATAAAGCTAACGCTACTATCAACAGGCACTTAGCTATTATATCCAAGACTTTAAAGTGGGCTTACAGGAATGATCTACTAACTAAGCTGCCACATGTTGAACGATTGTCTGAAGTAGGTACTGAGCGAATAGATTACTTCTCTAAAGCAGAAGAAGAAGCTATTTTGTCTAAGTTCAAAGAGCTAGGCGCAGACTACCTGCATGACTATGCCATAGTCGCCGTAGATACGGGTATGAGGGCTTCTGAGGTGTTAAAGTATGATCCAGAGCTTAAACCAGTAAAAGCTCTTAGGAAGGACGGGAGCAGGGTACATGCCGTACAGGTTAACGTACGTAAGAATGGTAAGCCGCTTGTAGTCCCTTTGACTAAGAGAGCGGAAGACATACTACGAAAGCGTAGTTTCGACGTTACCGTACACGATTATAAGTACCGCAAGACATGGGATAAGGTACGTAAGGATTTAAACCTTATGCCTAAATGCTGGCACACTTGGAGGCACACATGTGCTGCTAGGTTAGTTCAGCAGGGTATGGACGTAGCACGTATACAGAAATGGATGGGGCACTCGACTATTGCAACTACCATGAAATATGTTAAATTAGGCGCAGACGATCTAGTTCAAGGCGTCGATTTATTGGAGGAATAGTGGTGTCCTGTTGTGTCCTAAAGTGTCCTACACGAGAGCATTTTCAGCACTCTGTTTTCCAAAAAATCGCAGAAAACTGGGAATGGCCTCGTGGTGGAATGGTAGACACAAAGGACTTAAAAGCCGTTCTAACCTTACTTCATATCCGTAGTAACTTTTAAATTAAATGAGGAAAACTAACATAAAACAATTAGTCCTTTGCTCCGCTAACGTAGTAAGTTATGAGTAAAGCCACCACAACATTAATATGTGTCCCAAAACGAGGTGACGGTATGGCAACACTGCAAGAACAGATTGACTTAGAGTATCAGATGGTGCGGTCAGGCATCGACAGGTACAACAGGCAACTGTCGGACTTATTGGAAAAAGATTTAGGTTCTAAAACTAAACACGGGCGTACTATCATAAAAGGAATTATTGACCCAGTACAAGAGCAGATAGAGTTGCTCTGTGTGAAAGATAGGGATCAAAACAAAAGTATATCAAAGAACATCATAAAGGATATGGATGCAGGTACAGTAGCATACTTAGCTCTTATATGTTTGATTGATAACTTAGTTAAACGTAACACACTACTTGCTGTAGCCAGAGCTATTGGCATACAGATAGAAACACAAAAGAGATTAGACCTGTGGCTGACGGTGGACAAGGAGATAGCCACCAACATGATTAAAGAAGCTAACAAGAAATCTGACAAAGGGTTTAACCACAAGCGGTACGGTCTAGACCACAAGATTAATTCAGATGGTTTGGATATACCTACATGGTCAGCAAACGAACGGATCAACGTGGGGATCAAGCTTATTGATATCATCATCAAGAGCACAGGCATTGTTAAACTAGAGAAGAGGATACTTAAACGCAAGACGGTTTACCATGTGGTAGCCACACAGGAAACAGAGGATTGGGTATCGGCTTTTAACGAGACAAACAGCATAGCGTTACCAAGGTACAGTCCTTGTATTATACAACCAAAGGATTGGGAAAGTTTCTGGGGTGGTGGTTACTACTCTAAGCATATTAACAAGTTACCATTTGTGAGGGTTCACGCATGAGAAAGACAGCACAAGATTATGTTAACGAGTTACAGAAGTGTGACCTATCGCTTGAGTACCAATGTGTTAACGCCTTACAACAAACACCTTGGCGTATTAACCACTTTGTCGTAGAGACTTTAAGGACTTGTTGGGATAGCGGGCAGGAGTGGAAAGGTTTACCACCAAGAGAAAACCTACCGCTGCCTAAGTATCCCTTTAGCAAGGAGCCGCAATACTTAAACGATGAAGAGAAACTAACGTTTAAAGTGTTCAAGGCAGATCGAGGTAAGATACATGGCTTTAATAACAAGAGCATGTCGAGACGTATCCAAGTAGAACGTACGATACAGCTAGCTGAAGATTACAAAGACTTAGACAGCATGTGGTATGTATGGCAGCTAGATTTCCGTGGACGTAAATATCCAGTAGAATCTTTTTTGTCTCCACAGAATGCTGATTACAGTAAAGCACTCTTAGAGTTTTCTTCTTCTGCTACTATCACGAACGACGAAGATGCTAGGTGGCTTGCTATACACGGCGCTAATGTATTTGGAGTAGACAAAGTAAGTTTAGAAGACCGTGAACTTTGGGCGTACATGAACATACAGAATGCCAGTGACGTTTACAACGATCCTCTAGCTTCCCGCTGGTGGCAAGAAGCAGACAAGCCTTGGCAAGCACTTGCATGGTGTTATGAGTGGGCGTTATACAACGATGCTAAACAGAATGGTGAATCTTTCGAGACAAGGTTACCCTGTGCTAGTGACGGATCGTGTAACGGCTTACAACACCTCTCAGCCATGCTTAGAGACAAGGAAGGTGGTAAGGCAGTTAATCTTATGCCTAGCGACACACCGCAAGACATCTACAAGGATGTAGCAGAGAGAGCTACAGAGTTATTGAGGGAAGAAGGAACAGTGTTAGCTACAGAGTTGCTAAACATTGGTGTATGCCGTAAACTATGTAAGCGACCAGTAATGATCGTGCCGTACAGTGGAACACAACATAGTTGCAGGGACTACATCAAGGAAGCACTTGAAGAGAAATGCAAAGGGAACAACCCTTGGGGTGATGACTTCTTTGCCCCTAGTAATTACCTAGCCAAGTTTGTCTGGCAGGCAATTAACGAAGTTATTATCTCAGCACACACCGTAATGGATTACATTAAAAACATTGCTAGACTTTACAGCCAACTGGGAAAGCCCTTTGAGTGGATAACACCGACAGGTTTATTAGTAAGGCAATCATACAGTAACACAAAGAAGTTAAGAGTTAGGACGCACTTGAGCGGTTCCTCCGTAAAGTTAAACTACAGAGAGCCGATAGAGAACTCCATTGATTCACGTAAGAGTGTTTCAGGAAGCTCCCCCAACTTTACACACTCACTAGATGCCGCTGCTCTTACGCTGACGGTTGACAAGTGTTTGAAGGCGGGGATAACGGACTTTGCTATGGTACACGACAGCTATGGCACACACAGTCCCAACATGGTTTTACTTAACGACAAGTTAAGAGAAGCCTTTGTCGAGATGTATAGAGATAATGATGTATTACAAAATCTCTACGATTACGCAGTAACTACACTACCGGATGGAACGGATGTGCCGCTTCCACCACAAAAGGGTGACCTAGTTATTGAGGAGGTACTAAAGAGTAATTACTTTTTTGCGTAATTCTCTATTGGCCCCCTATAGCAACCCCATTAATAATTTAACTTAAACAGGAACAAAAGTATGGCTAAGAATATTATCGTTTTAGAAGGCAACGCAATTTGGGCTAAAGTGTTTGAACCAGACACTAAGTTTAATCCTTTAGGTGACTACAGTATTAACCTTCAAATGACGGAAGAAAAAGCAGCGCCAATGTGTGAGCGACTAGAAGGCATAGTCCAAGAGATGTTTAATAAAGCAATCAAAGAGAAGCCCCCTTTGAAAAACTCTCTGACCACTCAAGACGTTTGTAGTAAAGTGTATGACCGAGAAACAGGTGACGCAACAGGTGATGTTGAGTTTAAATTCAAACTGAAAGCTAAAGTACAGAAGCGAGATGGTTCGTGGTACGAGCAGCAGCCAGTAGTTCTAGACTCTAAAAAACAACCTATCACAGGGGAAACACTGATTGGTAACGGCTCACGGGTGAAGGTGGCCTTTGAACCAATCCCTTATGTAATGCAGAGCACTAAGAAAGCTGGTGTCTCGTTACGTTTAAAAGCTGTGCAGGTTATCGACCTTGTTGAATATGGTAACAGCGCATCAAGTGTCTTCGATGAAGAAGATGGCTTCGTAGCTACCTCCGCTAACGATGCTACTCCTCAAATGGAGGAGCTTGCTGATGTCGCTGACTTCTAGATCTGGACTTGAAGAACGTGTTCAAGCTGATTTAGATTATCGTGGGGTGGCTTATGAGTATGAACCTTGTAAGCTGCCCTATACGGTGTTCCATAATTATATCCCTGACTTAAAGATAAGGGACATATATGTCGAAATAAAAGGATATTTTCGACAAGACGCACAGCGAAAGATGCGAAGAGTTAAAGAGCAACACCCTGAACTAGATATTAGGTTTTTATTTCAGAGAAACAACAGCCCTGTACAAGGCGCTAAGAAAAGAAAGAACGGTACGAAGATGACTTGTGCAGAATGGGCAGAGAAACATAATTTTGTTTACGCAGAAGGAATGATACCAGATGAGTGGATTAACGGAGAGTGAATTTATAATGCACACTCCATGCAATAAGTGTGGATCATCAGATGCAAATAGCTTGTACTCTGATGGACACACTTACTGCTTTAACTGCAACACCTACGGACAATCCCAAGAGGAGGTCAGAATGACGGATAATGTACAGAAAGTTGTACACTTTAAGACAGGTGCTTACCAACACCTAGTAAAACGTAACCTTAATGAAAAGACATTACGTTTCTGGGACTACCAAGTGGCTGATGGTATGCACATAGCCAACTTTAAAGATGCAGAGGGTAAGACGGTAGCGCAGAAGCTGCGTTATCCTGATAAAACCTTTGCTGTTGTAGGCGACTTAAAGAAAGCCGTGTTGTACGGTCAAGACATCTGGCGGGACGGTGGTAAGAGTTGTGTCGTTGTAGAGGGTGAGCTAGATGCCCTCTCAATGTCGCAAGCCTTTGATAACAAGTGGGCAGTAGTGTCAGTTAAAACAGGCGCAGCAGGAGCTAAGAAAGACATACAGAAGTCTATAGAATGGTTAGAGAAGTTTGACCAAGTAGTCTTTATGTTTGATCAAGACGAAGTAGGGAAGAAGGCAGCACTGGAATGTGCACAGCAACTATCACCACGCAAAGCTAAGATTGCAAAGCTCCCACTCAAGGATGCTAGTGAGATGGTTCAGGCAGGGAGGCAAGCAGAACTTATTGATGCCTTCTGGGGAGCAAAAGAGTTTGCCCCTGACGGTATCATCAACGGTGCTGATCTATGGGAACAAGTATCAACAGATAAAGAAGTACACACAGTACCTTACCCCTACGAGGGACTTAATGATAAGATAGGCGGTTGTCGTCTAGGTGAAATTGTAACTGTAACAGCAGGTTCAGGTTTAGGTAAGTCACAACTCACTAGAGAGTTTGCTTATCACTTCCTTAACGAAGGTTCTACGATAGGGTATGTAGCCTTAGAAGAATCAAGCAAGCGTACAGCACAGGGACTTATGTCCTTACACTTAGGTAAGCCCGTCCATCTTGAACAAGTGCCCACAGAAGAGCTTAGAGAAGCCTTTGACGCTACTCTAGGAACAGGGCGTGTGTTTATGTATGACCATTGGGGATCGACAGAGAGTGACAACCTGCTCTCTAAGATTAGATACCTAGCAAGAGGTTGTGGTTGTGAGTATGTAATACTTGATCACATTAGTATTGTGGTGTCCGGTATTGAAGGCGGTGACGAAAGACGCATCATAGATAACATGATGACTAACTTACGCTCCCTAGCTGAAGAGCTAAACATCGGACTGATTGTCGTATCTCATTTACGCAGACCCAGCGGTGACAAGGGCCACGAGGAAGGTCAAGTGACTTCGCTATCTCAGCTTAGAGGTTCAGCAGCCATCGCTCAACTAAGTGACATTGTAATAGGATTAGAACGTAATCAACAAGACGCTGAAAACTCTAATGTAACAACCGTCCGTATCTTAAAGAACAGATGGTCAGGGGATACAGGCGTTGCGGGACAGCTACATTACTCAACAACAACAGGGCGTATGTCAGAAGAATATGATGTACCTTTTTAATCACTCCGACGAGAGGATACGATGAAAATATTTGATATTGAAACAGACGGCTTACTAGAAGAAGTCACTAAGATACACTGCCTTGTTATGCAGGATGTCCGCACAGGCGTTACACATAAATTCTTTGGAGAGACGTTGGCAGAGGGGATTACCCTACTGAGCCAACAACCGTTAATAGGCGGGCACAATGTCATTGCCTTTGACATACCTGTCCTAGAAAAACTTTATAACTTTGAATACACAGGAGAGGTGTTTGATACCTTAGTTGCGTCTCGTCTCATCTGGTCAAATCTAAAAGAAAAAGACCTTTTGAAAAGAACAGTCGCCAACAAACTAATTGGTTCACACTCTCTCAAGGCTTGGGGTGAAAGGCTTAACTACCATAAGGGTAGCTACGGTGAGCAAGAAGACGCTTGGGAAGAGTTCACCCCCGCAATGTTGGAATACTGTGCACAGGATGTAGGACTTAACGTCAAACTCTACGAGATGATTGAACGTAAATGTTATCCTAAAGAACCTATGAAGCTGGAGCATGACATGGCTCGTATGTTGTTTAAACAGCAGCAGGTAGGTTTCCCCTTTGATGTTGAGGCCGCACAAAAACTTTACACTAAGTTGTCTGCTCGTAAGCAAGAGATTGAAACTAAACTTATTGAGACAATGGAACCAACCATTGTTAAGTTAAAAACAAAGACAAAAGTAATACCCTTTAATCCCGCATCACGGCAGCAGATAGCTGACAGGTTGATGAGTAAAGGTTGGGAACCACAAGAACACACGCCATCAGGAGAGCCTAAAGTTGATGAGAAGATATTGGCAAATATTAAACTACCTGAAGCGCAACTACTAACTGAGTTTCTCATGCTCAACAAACGACTAGGGCAATTAGGTAATGGTAAGCAGGCATGGCTCAAACTGGAGAAGAATGGACGTATTCATGGTAGAGTTAATCACATGGGGGCTGTTACTTCTAGGTGTACACACTCTGACCCTAACGTTGCTCAAGTACCATCAGGAACCGCCGCCTTTGGGAAGGAATGCCGCACACTTTTCCACGCACCGAAAGGCTTTACCTTACTGGGTGCCGATGCGAGTGGTTTAGAGCTACGTTGTCTTGCACATTACATGTCAAGGTATGACGGCGGTAAGTACGGTAAAGAAATACTAGAAGGAGATATACACACAGCGAACCAGAATGCAGCAGGACTAGCAACACGCCCGCAAGCTAAGACATTCATCTATGGGTTTCTCTACGGTGCAGGGAACGCTAAGATCGGCGAGATAATAGGTAAGGGAGCAAAAGAGGGAGGCTTAATTAAGAAAAGGTTTCTTAGTAAAACACCAGCCCTAAAAAAACTTACAGAAGCCCTTAACCAACGCCTAGAGGTTCAGTCAGGAGATAAGTCGATTAAAGGGTTAGACGGTAGAATTATTCCTATACGTCATAGCCACGCCGCTCTCAACACATTGCTTCAATCAGCAGGCGCAATCATATGCAAGCGGTGGTACGCAACCATTGAAAATATGATAAGAGCTAAAGGCTACACTAGCGAAGAAGTTTCGATAGTGGCGTTTGTTCACGATGAAGTTCAAATTATTGTTAAGGAAGGACTGGAGGATGCCATAGGTGCAATCACTAAAGAAGCCATTAAAGAGACAGAACAACACTACATCTTCAACTGCCCTCTCGACTCAGAGTTCGATGTCGGCAGAAGTTGGGCGGAAACTCACTAGCCCTAGTCGCCTTGGTGACGTAGCAGAACACTACGCTATCACATGGCTTTGGGATGAGGGGTTTGAAGTTTTCTACAATGCAGGCTCAACAGGTGCCGTTGATATTGTAGGAATAAAAGATGGAGAGGTTTACTTGTTTGATGTGAAGATGAATAAAGAAAGTCCAAGAGGCAGTTATGCTAGCTCACGTACTAAAGTACAAAAAGCCCTTGGTGTTCAATACTTACTCTTTGATCCTGTATCTCGTAAACTTCGCTTACAAAAACACAGGGAGTAACCAATGGAATTTACATTATTAAATATCGTTTTTGTTTTTAGTTTTTTCTTTGTGAGTGTGGCTTTGGGTATCAAGTGGCTAGGGGAGACGATCATACAAATCATCCTAGCAAGACAAGGCTTGGAGATGGTCAAACAACATAGCTTTTTTGAAATAACAATGGAGGATGAAGATGAGTGGTAATAGAAATAAGAGAACACTTTTAGTTGACGGTGATATTGTTGCTTACAAAGCAGCCGTAGTAGCTGAGACTCCGATTGATTGGGGCAATGGCGTATGGACGCTTCATGCTCACGAGAAAGATGTCATAGGTTCTATGGAAGAATTTATGAGTAAGATTATACAAGAGTCTGCATGTGATGAAGTTATTACATGTCTTTCAGGAGATAACCTCTACCGCAAAGATGTTGCCCCTTACTACAAAGCAAACCGCAAAGGGACACGTAAGCCAATGCTGTTAAACTTTGCCAAAGACTATTTGTACAAAGAATATAACGGCATGGTTGAAGATAAATTAGAGGCTGATGACCTACTAGGTATTTTAGGAAGCAGAGATATCAACACCGTTATTTGGTCTGCTGATAAAGATTTATTAACCATCCCCGCTTATCACTTGCTAGAGGGTAAAGTTACTGAGGTAGATAAAGAAGAAGCTGACTACTGGTTCTTGTATCAAACGCTAGTAGGGGACTCTACGGACAACTACAAAGGGTGTCCCACAGTAGGCGCAAAGAAAGCCGATAAACTTTTACAAGATAATGGCACAACGTGGCAGACCGTAGTAGATGCTTTTGCTGAACAAGGGTTAGGCGAAGAGGTAGCAATAGAGAACGCCCGTCTTGCTCGTATCCTACGTGACGGTGAGTATAACTTTGAAACTAAAGAGGTAAAATTATGGACGGTTTAAAAGGACTCGTTAAGGCGACGTTGATGCCTGCCTATGAAGACATGGCAAAAGAAGAAGCAGAAAAAGAGTTTCATAAAGTAGACAATGTACATAATCCGAAACATTATAATACAGGCGCTGTAGAGTGTATTGATGCTATCAAATCTTCAATGTCATCAGAAGCATTCCAAGGCTACCTTAAAGGTAACTGCCTAAAATACATCTGGCGTATGTCTTACAAGGGCAAGGCGCTAGAGGATACAAAAAAAGCAAAGTGGTACTTAAACAAATTAATTGAGGAAATAGAAGACAATGGATGATCGTGGATTAGGTGGAGCTTCCTATGAACAGCTTACAGGAATGTTTGAAGGTTTTGATTGGTATCAGAGCAAGTGCGCTGCCACAGCAATCTTCCCCAAAGAAGTAGCCCTAGAATATTTAACCATGGGGCTGTGCTCTGAAGCTGGGGAGGTGGCCGGAAAAGTTAAGAAAAAAATTAGAGACGGCGAGCCTTACAACGTTAAAGAACAGCTAGCCGCAGAGCTTGGTGATGTATTTTGGTATCTAGCCATGCTGACCGATGAGGCAGGTTTAAACCTTAGTGACATTGCTTTTAATAACTTAAACAAACTTTACAGGCGTAAGATCAAGGACACCTTAAAGGGTTCAGGAGATAACCGATGAGTGTGGTTTGTGTCTTCCACCTACACGAAGGAGAGAACCATGATATTTATAAAGACTAATTGGTTTATTCCCAAAAGATTTGAGGCATACAACTATGGCTTTATCACGTTGATGCGGCCAGAGGTTTACCACGACGAACCGTTACGAGAACACGAGAGGACACACTTTCGCCAGTTCCTACGTAGCCCGCTTACACACTCTTTTAAATATACATTTAATAAGGAGTATCGTTTTCAAGCGGAAGCGGAAGCGTTCAGCGAGCAGTTAAAATATTATAAGGTAGGTAAGTACAAAACAGCCAAGGCTCGTTTCGCTAAGTTCTTACACGCTAACTACGGCCTCGACAAAACACTATCACAATGCTCAAACGCAATTAAGGATTTACGCTAATGGATTCATATCAACAATACATACACAAGTCTCGCTATGCCCGATGGAGAGAAGAAGACAACAGACGGGAAACATGGAAAGAAACAGTTGAGCGTTACATAAGATTCTTTAAAGACCGTGGGCAACTAGAAGATGACTTGGCCATAGAATTATTTGATGCCATCTATAATTTAGAAGTGATGCCCAGTATGCGATGCTTAATGACGGCAGGCAAAGCATTGGATAGAGATAACATGGCAGGGTTTAACTGCTCTTATGTCGCCGTTGACAACCCTAGAGTGTTCGATGAGATTCTATACGTCCTTATGTGTGGTACTGGTGTAGGCTTCTCCGTTGAGCGTCAATCCGTAAATCAATTACCCGTGGTGGCAGAGGAATTTCATGACACAGATACTACAATCGTTGTACAAGACAGTAAGATTGGCTGGGCTAAAGCTTTCCGTGAACTGGTTAGTCTTTTATACTCAGGGCAAACTCCGTCTTGGGATGTTTCAAAACTTCGTGGCAAGGGTGAACGACTCAAAACTTTTGGGGGACGTTCTAGTGGTGCTGACCCCCTTGTTGCTTTATTTAATTTTACCGTTGCTACTTTTAAAGGTGCTTGTGGGCGGAAGCTTACTAGCTTAGAATGCCATGACATTGTATGCAAGGTTGCTGAAATTGTGGTTGTGGGGGGTGTGCGTCGTTCCGCTCTTATTTCTCTTTCTAATTTGTCTGACGATAGGATGCGTCATGCAAAGTCTGGAAATTGGTGGGAGACGCAAACCCAACGAGCATTAGCAAATAACAGTGCTGTCTATAATGACAAACCTGATTATGAAACCTTCCTCGACGAGTGGGTTGCTATGTATAAGTCAAAGGCGGGTGAGCGTGGTATCTTCTCTCGTACAGCAGCAAAGAAGCAAGCAGCTAAGAACGGGCGGCGGGATGTAGACCATGACTTTGGTACTAACCCCTGCTCTGAGATTATCCTAAGATCTGCACAGGTTTGTAATTTGTCAGAAGTTGTTATCAGGAGTACCGATACACCTCAAACTTTAAACCGTAAGGTTGAGCTTGCGGCTATCTTAGGAACACTACAAAGCTCTTTAACAAACTTTCGTTATGTCCGCAGCAGCTGGACAAAGAACACGAAAGAAGAGTGTCTGCTAGGGGTGAGCATGACAGGCATCATGGATAATAAAATCCTGTCAGGGCAGTCCCACACCCCTGAACAATTAGGCAAGTTGTTAGAAAACCTAAAGCAGGTGGCTGTCAATATGAATAAGGAGTACGCAGCTAAACTAGGTATTAATCAATCAACCGCTATTACTGCTGTGAAACCAAGCGGTACTGTTTCCCAGTTGGTAGACAGCGCCTCTGGTATCCATGCCCGCTTCTCGCCTTATTATATAAGACGGGTACGTAGTGATGGTAAAGACCCTATTAGTGAGTTCCTTAAAAGTGCAGGCGTTCCTTGGGAACGTGACGTAATGAATAATGACAACTATGTCTTTTCATTCCCTGTCAAAGCCCCTGAAGGAGCAAAGAGTGTTGATGATCAGAATGTACGAGAGCAGTTAGACTTATGGGAAATCTACCAGAACCATTGGTGTGAGCATAAGCCTAGTGTAACCATCTACTACTCTGATGATGAGTTCTTAGCGGCTGGTCAATGGTTATGGAAGCGTTTAGACTCCTGTTCTGGCATTAGCTTTCTACCTAGAACCGATCATGTCTATCAACAAGCGCCCTACGAAGCTATTACAAAAGAGCAGTATCAAGCGTTGAAACGAGAGATGCCTACTAACATTGACTGGGAGAGATTAGGAGACTTTGAGAAAGAAGATACAACTACAGGAACACAAGAATTGGCTTGTTCAGCAGGCTCTTGTGAGATTGTGTAAGCTGTTGATTTGAATCAAGTTTCTCTATTGTCCCCCTATAGAGAGTAACTATGAAGAAAAACATATTCATAAGTAACGAATTAATTGAACACTTTAAGCGTTTGTTCCCCAACATCCTTCCAAGGAGTCGGGGTTCTACGCCTGAAGATATAGCCTTTTTACAAGGACAACAATCTGTCATTGATCGTATGGTAATGATTTACGAAGATGACCAGCCAGATGAGAGTTAACTATGTGTCTACCCACACCTAAAGCACCACCACCACCCCCTACAGTTGCACCCCCACCACCACCAGAGAAGGCTCCTTCTGAGCTTGAAGATGCTGTTGATTCAAATGCTTCAGCACTCAGGAAAAAGAAGAGAGGAGCTAGAGGCCAATTAGGTCGAGGTAGTTCAGGTGCACAGTACAAAGGGTCAGGCAGTGGTTCTGGTTTAAAAATAAAATCATAAAGGATTAAAACATGAACGATCTATCCATAGCTAAAGTCTATGAGAACATGGTTACAGATCGTGATGCTTTTCTTTCAAGAGCTAGAGCTTGTGCAGAATTGACAATACCCACACTCATGCCCCCTGAAGGGCATAACGGGTCAAGTCATTACGACACACCTTATCAATCAGTAGGGGCTAGAGGAGTTAACAACCTAGCCTCAAAACTGTTGATGACGCTTCTTCCCCCTAACCAAGCCTTCTTCCGTTTAACCATTGATGACTATGATTTAGTTGAGTTGGGCGGAGACGCTAGAGGTAAGGCTGAAGAAGCTTTAGCCCGTATAGAAAGATCAGCAACACAGGTAGTGGAATCAAAAGCGATTCGTGTACCAACCTTTGAAGCCCTCAAACAACTTATAGTAGCAGGCAACGCTTTAGTACACATGCCCACCAAAGGCGGTATGAAAGTTTTTAGGTTAGACCGTTATGTCGTACAACGTGATACGATGGGCAATATCTTAAAGATTATCACTAAAGAAACTATTGCCTATGAAGCCCTTCCTAAAGAAGTACAGGAAGCTCTTTTAGAAAACCCCGAATACCAGTCTGACGTTAACAAGAAAGAGTGTGACTTATACACCTGTGTTAAACGTGACGGTAAGAAGTTCGAGGTACATCAAGAAGTCAGCGGTGTTCCCGTACCTTCCAGTCAAGGCTCTTATCCTGAAGACAGACTCCCATGGTTAGCCCTACGCTTTATTGCTGTAGATGGCAGTGACTACGGACGTTCTTTTGTCGAAGAGATAAGCGGTGACTTGAAATCTTTAGAAGCACTCACTCGCTCTATTGTCGAAGGCAGTGCCGCTAGTGCCAAACTTTTGTTTATGGTACGACCCAACGGCACCACGAAGATGCGTAGTATAGCAGACTCACCTAACGGTGCTATTGTGTCTGGTGATGCTAACGATGTTACAACGCTGCAAGCAAACAAGTTTAACGACTTCCGTGTAGCGCAAGAAACAATGAACACTATCACGCAGCGCATGTCGTACGCTTTCTTACTTAATAACTCTGTGCAGCGGAATGCAGAGAGAGTAACAGCCGAAGAAGTTCGCTTCATGGCACAAGAGCTAGAGACTGCCCTTGGTGGTATCTACTCTGTCCTATCGCAAGAGTTCCAAGTTCCCCTCGTTAACCTTCTTCTCAATAAGATGCAGAAAGAAGGTAAGATGCCTAAGTTTCCTAAAGACACGTTGAAACCTCAAATTGTTACAGGACTAGAAGCATTAGGCCGTGGTCAGGACTTGAATAAATTATCCGCTTTCCTCCAATACTTACAACCGCTAGGTCAACAAGTAATTGCTCAAGAAATAAACATTGACGATTACATTGACAGGTTAGGCGCTTCTCTTGGTATTGATACGCAAGGCTTAGTTAAAAGCATGGAGCAAAAACAACAAGAGCAAGAACAGCAGCAGCAGATGATGCAACAACAGCAGATGATGCAGATGGCTGAGAAAGGCGTAGGGCCAGCTATTAAAGGTATGGCAGATGCCGCTCAACAGCAAGGAGCAGAGGAGCAATGAAGATAATTAAGAATGGTGTCTTGTACACCGTCCCTGATCCTGTGAAAGTTGAAGTTAAAGCGAAGGTTACTGAAAGTAAACCCAAAGCTAAACAAAAGGCTACTGCAAGTAAACCTAAAACTAAGCAGGTAAAAAAGAAAGGTTAAGTTTAAAAAGAGACTATATATGAGTGAAGAAACTATAAACACACATGAAGAACAAGGCGAAACTCAAGAGCACGTAGATGCTATGATCGCTAAAGGTGAAGAGCTAGAGCGCAACAATAATCCTAATCAAGAGGAGCGTCCTGACTGGTTACCTGAGAAATTTAAATCTGTAGAAGACATGGCTAGTGCCTACAACAATCTAGAAAAGAAGTTGGGCAGTAAGCATGAAGAAGCTACAGAAGAAGAAGTAGAAAACACAGAAGAACCTGAAGAAAAAGTATCTGAGACAGAAGCAAGCGAAGTAGAACAAGTGCTTGATAAGGCAGGTATAGATTTCAACGGTCTTCAAAATGAGTTCAACGAACAGGGTAGTCTATCTGAAGGAGCTTATGAAGCACTTCAACAAGCAGGCTTCCCACAAAATTTGGTAGATTCTTGGATACAAGGGCAACAAGCTCTTAACAATAATTACCAAAACTCCGTCCACGAAATCGTAGGAGGAGCCGAAGCTTACCAAGAAATGATCGGATGGGCAGGAGACAACCTCAGTGAATCTGAAATCTCTGCTTATGATCGTGCGGTAAGTTCGGGAGACATTGATATGGTTAAGTTGGCAGTAGCTGGGCTACGTACTAAATATCAAACTGTAGAAGGCGCAGACCCATCTTTATTAGGTGGACAATCTACATCTTCATCAGGCGGTACTTATAGCTCATGGGCAGAAGTGACCAACGCTATGAGGGATTCCCGATATGAGAGTGATCCATCGTACCGTCAACAAGTTGCCTCTAAGTTAGAGCGCAGCAACATACAATAGTCTCTTTTTGCCCCTTCGGGGGCTTTTTAAATTCTATAAGAAACGACAACACAAAATTCTAAATACCTTTGACCCTTGCGAGGACAATCTCAGAGAACAGATTGAGTGTTAAGTGACTGAAGAATAGACAATCAATCATTTAAACATTTAACAAAAGGTAAATTAACATGGCTTGGAATAGCACAACTGAAGCGAGTGTATCTCGTTTAGGTAAAGGATCAGGTTCGGATAACCGAGCATTATTTCTAAAACAGTTCTCTGGAGAAGTTTTAACAGCTTTTCAAGAGTCTAACATTGCGATGCCTCTTCACAGAGTTCGCACAATCTCTAGCGGTAAGTCTGCTCAGTTCCCTTCAATCGGAACTACCACTGCTGCTTACCACTCAGCAGGCCAAACCATCTATGGTGGTTCAGTACCTGCCAGTGAAATCACTGTAACCGTAGATGATCTTTTGGTTTCTAGCGCATTCGTACCACGAATCGACGAAGCAATGAACCACTACGAAGTTCGTTCCACTTACTCAAAAGAGATGGGTAACGCTCTAGCAAACGCTGCTGACCGTAACATCTTCTCCACTATCTACAGTGCTGCTGTAGGTGCAGGTAATGGCGACCAACAAGCTCAGTGGGCTAACGGCGACTTCGCTAATCTGTCTAACGGCTCTACTGGTGCTAAAGGTAAGATTGACATTACTACTGTTGCTGCTGAAGGCACTGCCGGTACTACTGCTCAGAACATCGTTGATGGCATCATCAATGGTCTCATGACTTTCGACAAGCATGACGTTACTGGTGAAAAGTATTGTGTACTTAACCCAGAAATGTACTACTTGCTGCTTGGCGCTGACTCTACAGCTATCAACCGTGACCAAGGCGGTAACGGTAGTGTTGCTACTGGTCAGGTTCCTACTGTTGGCGGTGTTAAGATTTATATGTCTAACCACCTTCCAATCGGCGCACAGTCAACCCCAACACCTTCTGGTGCTAACGAAGCCAATCGTGCTGGCGCATACGCTGACCGTGACGCAGACCTGAAAGGTTTGTTGTTCACTAAAGATGCGGCTGCTACTGTTAAGCTTCTTGATCTAGGCGTTGAGTCTGATTATCAGATCGAACGTCAAGGTACTTTGATGGTTGCTAAATACGCAATGGGTCACAACGTACTACGTAACAAATCAGCTATTGCTCTTGTAGCATAAGCTATCTAGGGGCATCTTTCGGGGTGTCCCTTTTTTTCATTTTTCATTGAGGTAATTATGACAACTCCAACAACAAAGCTGGCGGCTGTAAACTCGATGCTCTCCACTATAGGTGAAGCGCCAGTCAACAGTCTAACTTCAGGACTTGTTGATGCTGAAACTGCTGAAACAATACTCAATGAAGTATCTCGCAGTGTTCAAGCATCGGGATGGAATTTTAATTCAGAATCTAATTATTCAGTAGCGGCTGACACAGACGGTAATGTCGTGCTCCCTATTGAAATTATACGAGCTGACTTAGCTAACTCTGTTACTAAGTTTAGAAGCTCTAAGAATGAGTACGTCCAACGTGGTAACAAGATGTACGACAAAGTAAACCACACATTTAATATAGGTAAAAGTCTACTCCTAGACATTGTTGTCTTACTAGACTTTGAGCTACTCCCTGAAGTAGCAAGACGCTATATAACAGTTTTCTCTGCACGTCTCTTTCAAGAGCGTGTTGTAGGTAGTGACACACTATCTGCTTTTAATAGGAATGATGAACAAGCAGCTTTATTTGCCTTACGAGAGATGGAAGGCGATAACGCAGACTATAACATCTTCGATGATAACAGCACGTACAGTGTGTTAGATCGAGGAATAGGCGCAAAGGTGATCAACAATGGCTCTAGTTTCTAGAACATACCCAATCTAATTAATGGTATTTCCCAACAGCCTGCCGCTCTACGCTTAGACTCACAAGGTGAGGAACAGGAAAATGGGTTTAGTGATGTAGTGGAAGGTTTAAAGAAACGCCCACCCTCACAGTTCATAAAGAAACTTGTGTATGTTCTAAACACTTGGAGTACAAGCAACCCTGCATTAACAACTAACAACACACAGCCGTTATCACCAACAGAGTTGGCCACAGCTTTCTTTCACACTTATAAAAGGAGCGGTGAAGAGCAATACACTGTTGTTGTTTTACCCCTGTCAAGCCCTGCTAAAGTAATTGTCTATGATGTTGGCGGCAACCTTAGATACCAGTCAGGCAAAGCTAGTTTTTATGCAAATGGCGCTTACATAAATAATTCAGAAAACTCAGACAGTACACTTTATTTTCAAAACAGTGCCAACAGTAACCTAACAGCTACTTCTGTTGCAGATGCCACGTTCATTGTAAACAAAACAAAAACAGTGAGTATGGACACATCGCTTGCACCTACATCTACAGGTTTCTCATCACTTGTTTATTTAAAGTCTATCAACTACGGTAGAGATTATCAAGTAACGATAAAAAGAAAATCAAACAACAGTCAAGTATCAAGAACAAAGTCTACTCCACAGTCTATTACGTCTACAACCAGTAACAGCCAAACTATAAACAGTAACCAACTAAAGGTTTCTAATGTCATAAGCTACGTGCGAGACATTACATCTAGTACTAGCGGCTTAACAAGGGAACCAACTTCCTACAACGATGAGCCTTTCTTTATTGTAAAGGCTGACGCTACTTACGGTGATTTTGATATTGATGTTACGGACGATGACGGTGGTGTTAATTTTAAAGCCTTTAAAGATGTTGCTAAGTCTTTCACAGATTTGCCTAACCAATGTATTGATGGATTTCGTTTAGGTGTTGTGGGAGATAACCAAAAGAAAGAAGATGACTTCCATGTTGTCTACGTTGGTGGTGCAGGTTCAGGCTACTGGAAAGAAACAGTTAAAGCTAACCAACAGAATAATTTTAATTTAGCAACAATGCCTCACCAGATACGCCAGAACGCTAATTTAAGTTTTACGTTTGGACAAGGTACATGGAACGAAAGAAAAGCAGGGGACGATAACACTAACCCTGCCCCTAGTTTTGTTGGAGGGGAGATTAACGATATCTTCTTCCACAGGAACCGTTTAGGTATTCTATCGGATGAGAATGTAATCTTTAGTGAGGCCAGCGGTTACTACAACTTCTGGCGTACAACAGTTAGAACACTTTTGGATTCTGATCCTATTGATGTTGCTGTAAGCCAGAACGAAGTATCGGAATTGAAAGCAGCTATACCTATTCAGGATAACTTACTTCTCTTCTCTGAACTAAACCAGTTCACCTTATCGGCTTCACAGCTTCTGACACCTTCTGAAATTACTATTGATCAGTCAACAAAGTTTCAGTGTGATCTCACAGCCTCACCTGTAGGTGCAGGTACAAGTGTATTCTTTGCCACAACAAGTGGACAGTACGCTGGTGTAAGAGAGTTTTACACTGTCTCTGACACAGAAGTAAAAGATGCGGTGTCTATTACATCTCATGTTCCTCAATATTTAGATGGTAACATTAGAGCAATGACGGCCTCTTCAAACGAAGATATGCTGGTGGCACTAACGTCAACAAACAAGAAAGAGTGCTACGTGTACAAGTGGTACAACCAAGGACAGGAAAGATTACAAAGCTCGTGGTCTAAGTGGGTGTTTGATACAGACATTGCCCATGTTGCCTTTAACAATGCAACCTTAAATATCATCTTTGCAGACGGTAGATTTGAAAGATTAGACACCAGCCCTTCACTCCCTGTTATAGGTTCTGTCACACACCCCCACCCTGTACTGTTAGACCACCTTGTTATCTTTGAAGGGGATACTAACTTTGATGCTAATGATTTAGTTGGGTACGGGTTAACGCACGCTACACAATACGTTACAAAAGAGGGTGTTCTTCTTGATACGACACCTTCTGGTGGCTCACCTAATACCGTTAATGTTGTTAACTATCTAGCAGCAAGCGCAAGTAACTATGTGTTTGCAGGGATTGGTTATAACTTTAAGTACAAGCTATCTGAACAAATCTTTAAGCCTGAAAAAGGGGACTCTACTAAGCTTAGTCGTTTACAACTAAGAAAACTATTGGTGAACTATAGTGACACAGGTCACTTTAAAGTAACGGTAGATTCTAGTGGTCGACCTAGTAAAGCAACAACCTTTACAGGACGTATTGTCGGGCAAGCGAACAACACCCTAAACTCTATTGGTATCGTGAAAGAAGGTTACCAAGAAGTAGGTGTACAATCGCAAGCAGAACAGACAGCCATAACAATAGAAAATAACACACATCTCCCTTGCATTTTCCAAAGTGCTGAGTGGGAGGGTTTCATAACTTTAAGAAATACAAGGATATAATTATGCCACACCATTACAGACCCGCAAGCTTTGCAGATTGTCGTGATCTGGCTCCTAGATTGCGTTCTCAGGACGCTAAAGAAGTCATGGCTAGTAGTGGGTTCAACCCTTACGAGGCTCTTGCAGAAAGCTATAAGATGTCTTGTGAGACCTTTACTATTATCCACGATGACGGTGAGATTGTAGGGATGTTTGGTGTTGCTGATTGTGGGCATTTCGCAAGTCCTTGGTTATTAGGTTCTGACAAGCTACCTGAAACAAAAAGAGTTATGCTTCCAGTTTCCGCAGAGTGGGTAGAGGAAAAGATAAACCAATACTCACTTCTGCTTAACTACGTACACGCCGATAACACCGTGTCAATGAAGTGGTTAAAATCATTAGGATTTAAATTTATAAAATTAATAGAAGAATACGGAGTAGGGGGTGAACCCTTCTACCAGTTCGTGAGGATAAAAGATGTGTGATCCAGTAACCCTAGCCGCTACTGCTGCTGCTATGCAAATAGTAGGTGCCCAACAAGGACACCAAGCCCAAAAAGCTAAATACCATGCAAACAAGCAATCAGCTTTACAAGCGCAAGCTGATGAACAACGACAAATTAATCTACAACAAGCACAAGAACAAGAAAAGGGTGCTCAACAGAAGATACAAACAGATTTAGAAACAAGACAAGTAGCCTCTAGAGTGCAAGCTACAGACACAGGTGCAAGCCTTAATAACAATGCTGTTATTCAAGACATCATGCGACAAGGTTTAGTATCTAACACAGGCGTATCACAAAACCTTGAGCGTAGTGAAGCACAGTTAAATGAAGAAAGATTGGGCGCAAAGTCAAGAGCACAGTCACGCATAAACTCAGTGTCTCTCCCTAGTTCTACTGCTACAGGATTACAGATAGGCAGCGCCATTGTTGGCGGCATGAAAGATTCAGGTAAATTTGATTAAACAATAACAGGAAACGTAAATGGCAAACTCCATAGATAAATCAACGAATTGGCGTAATGCTGCGGCAGCGCCTGATTATCAAGTTGCAGCTAGGCGTGTGGACACAATGGTTCAAACACCTACAAACACTAAAGGTGATCAAATAGCTGCGGCTCTTAATCAAGCCTCTGGTGTAGTTAGTTCTGTTGGTAAACAACAACTACAAAAGAAAAGAGAGCTACAAGTAGCAGAGTTGGAAACAACAACAGCTAAGATACAGCAAGAATTAAGTGATGGGACAATCGCTAGAATTACAGACAGTAATGACTACCAAGTTCTCCCTGAAGTTTTAAGAATAAGAGTAGCACAGTCTATTGGTAAAACAGACGGCGATGCACAATACAATGAAATGTTGTCTGCTTACGAGGCTGATCCCAACACTGCCCTGACTGATGAAAGCTTAGAAGCATTCCTTGGTCAGTATCAAGTAGAGGTTGATGGCTTAGACGGTTACAACATACACCGCCAAGCAGCACAGCTTGAAGCGTTAAATGCTAATAAAACAAAGTTACGGGGTGATGCACTAATTAAACGCTCTGCTTATAACAAAACGTTGTTAACAGACACCCTAACTAAAGAAGTAACGGCTGTCTTTGGCGACACGACCTTAACGGCCGAAGAAAAGTGGGATAAGGTTTCAGAGTTAGATGCGGAAACAACAGGACTTGTAAATACAGATAAGAATGTTGTCTATTTTGAAACGGCTAAACTGGTAGCACAGACAACAGGTAATACGGATATACTACAAGACCACAACATTAAAAACACGGCCTTCAAAAACCCTTTATTCTATATTGTAAACCAACAGATTACACAGCAGGTAGAAAAAGATGCGAGGTCTGCTAAGTCTTTTGAAAATTCAATAAAGCTTCATAATAGAAATGAGGAACAGTATCAAGCCAAAGTAACTGCCTTAGAAAGTATGATTACTGGCACTACCATTGATATGCAAACGATCACTGACCCTGAAGTACGAGATTATATCATACGGGCTAGAGAGCAAGGTTTTGTGACGGATACGGTTTCTAGCACGACTGCCAGTAACCTAGAGTCTTCTATAACAGACAGCATTTTAGCAGGGAAACCCTTAAAGATAGGATCAAAAGTTTTTCCTAATAGCACTCAAGGCATTAACAACTATATTGTTGAGCATGGTAATTTAAACCCATCAGATATTAGAAAATTACAAGCCAAGGCAGGGGACTGGGCCGACACAGGCAACATTGAAAACATTGAAGTGTACAAAAACTTGTTTGGTACGAACAGCATTATACCTAAGATACTGGCCAAAGACTCTTACACGATGTTAAAAGGTGACGCTGACGTCTGGCAAGCAGAAACAACGCTCCAATTAAAAAGAGAATTAATGCAGCTTTATTCAGAAAGAAAAGCTGACGGTGGTTTCAGTCATAAAGATACGCAAGATGTTGAAAAGATTATGATCGAGAGAGCTAAGACGCTTACAGCAAGAGTGGGCGGCGCTGGTCAGTCAGGCGATGATGTAGATAACGCTATGATCAACTTTACCTTTAATGACGATGATGGTAGTTCTGAGGATACTCCTGATGGTAGTTCTGAGGATACTCCTGACGTTGTTGTACCTGAAGACAGCGATGCAAAGTTAATTAAAAACTTAACAACAGACTTGCAAGTAAAGAACAACCCATCAGTCACCTCTAACAAGAACAGCAAAACAGCTAAAGAGGCAGCAGCAGAACTTAAAGACATAGCCCCTGAAGTTAGAGAAGCAGCTATCAACGACTACGCAGAGAATGCTATAGAAAAGCTGCAAGCAAAGATACCTACTTTAGATTACACGTTTCGGGCTGACGCTAGAGAATTCTTACAAAGAATTAGAGAAAACCCTGAAGTTGCTTTTGAGGATAATAAATACAAAAGATACTACGATTAATAGGAGCTAGGTATGGCTGATTACACACAATTTGGTATAGTACAGGAAGACATAGACCATACGGAGCTTCATAAGAAAAGGCACTGGGTAGAAGGCTCGCTTAGACTTTATAAAGCAAACCACAACGCTCTTCCCACAGAAGATGATTTGTCTTCTTATGAAGGCGCTACCTTTCAAGAAAAGATTGCTGATTATGGTTTGAAGCAGATGGCAGGCTTTAACTACAACATTACCGACCAAGCTGTTGACACGTATACTATCACGCAAAAAGGTGATCAAAAAACTAAAGAAGCTTTTGTCTATATGTTAGATCAGTATGACGAAGTTAACTCTAGTTGGCACACAGCAAAGCAAGCCGGTTGGGAGATGGCTACTGACTTGACCAACTGGTTGGGTATAGCAACAGTGGGCGCTGGTACGATTGTTTCACAAGCCTCTAAGCTTGCAGGTAAACAACTTGTTAAGAAGACCCTAAAGCAACAGATAAATAAGTCTGCCGGTAGAACCGCAATGGTCGCTGGTTTAGAAGGTGCGGCGCATGGTGCTGCTTATGACACAATGGATCAAGCTGTTAGAGTTGATGCAGGATCACAAGCAGAATTCTCTGGTGCACAAACATTGGCTAGTGCTGGTGTTGGTTTTGCTGCCGGAGCCTTGGCAGGTACAGCCCTTGACTTTGTAGGCGCTAAACTAGGCTCAAGGAAAGCCCGTAAAGCTTTTGAAAAGAAAGCCGAAGAAGATGCCTTTGTTGCAGAACAGATGGCAAAGGAAGCGGCGGAAGAAGCCAAGGCAAACCCTAAACCAAAAGTTAAGGATGAGCCAGAGGTTACTCCACAACCAAAGGACGTTACTCCACAACCAAAGGACGTTACTCCTGAAGCACTTCCCGCTCCTGTTAAGGATCAATTCACCGGACAGAAGTTTGGCTCTCTTGTTTTACGAGATGCTAGAGATTTAGTTAACATTAAAGTTGACAACATCATTGAAGAAGTAAACGTCAATCCTGACTTTGCTGATGATGTGCTATCTAGGTTTGAAGGTTTAGAGCTTAGTCGTAAAGAGTTTAGTCAGCTTGTAGTAGACTTTAACAATGCTGAAAGATACTTTGGTGATGTTGCCCTTAAGCTGGATGCCATCGTTAATGATGCAAGCAAGTCACCGTATGAAAGAGCCATGGCGAAGAAAGCTTATGAAGAAAACCTTCCTAAGTTCTTACAGTCAAGTGCAGGGGCAACCCATGTAAACTCCTACAGTGGTCTTGATCTAAACAATGCTAAACTACGTGCACAACTAAAGCCTGACGCTAAGACAGGAGAGGTAACACCAGAAGCATTACAAATTGCACATGAGAAGGTACAACTTAAAAACCTAGCAGAGGTTCACGAGAAGTATGACCCTGAGATTAATAGGTTGCTCAACAGTAACGATCCTAAAGATCAAGCTAAAGCTTTTGATATGTTCCGTGTAAGGGATGAAGAGGCAGCGGTAATAAAAGCTAACATTAGAGAAGGGCAAGTAAACACAACGTATGATAAAATTAATAGGGTTGCGGAGAAGTATGTAGAAGCGTCTATTAGTGGTGTGTTTAGTCCCTCTACGGTCGCTATTAACACTGTCTTCCCAATGTTGAAGAACTACACCTACCCTTTACTTGACCAATTAATATCCAGCCCTTTGTCTATGACGAAGTGGAAGAGAATGGTCAGAGTGTACGGTCACATGTTTGCGGCACAGAAAGCGGCAAGAAACTCTTTTAAAGCTGCTTGGGAATTTGAGCAAACACTCCTTACTAAAGACATCTCAAGGTTCCTTGGTGAGGGCATTAAGAACAAGGGTAAGTTGGCTGCGTACATGCGCACCTTCCCCAGACTTCTAGGCTCTACGGATGCGTACAACCAAGAGGTAGCTGCCGCAGGGTATATTGCGGGAGAAGCCTTTGACCGTCTCTTAACAAAAGGGATGCAGGATAACCTCAAGGGAAGTAAGCTCAAGAAATTCATTGACGACAACATGCGAGCGGAAGTTAATAAAAGCTATGATGAAAAGTTAACTGTTGATGCACTAGCTCCTATCTATGAAAAAGGCAGAGCCTTAAATTTAGAAGGAGATGCGCTGACTAAGTACGTAGCAAAGAATGTTGAGAAGTTTGGATCAAAAACTTTTAGACGGCTTGGTGACGATACAAGGATTAAGGAACTAAACATCGAAGCGGAAGAACTTGTTGAAGCTAGTAAGAAGATTACAGATAAGAAGCTGAAGCAAGCGAAACGTGATGAGGCAGCAGCCTTATTTAAAGAAGCTTCTGATCTAAGTAAGCGTAGTGCGGATGCTAAAGATTATGTTGAAACCCTTCTCTACAAGAAAGAATTTGAGACTGGTAAGACAGGACTAGCAGGGGCCATGGAAAGCGGTGCAAAGAAAATTGAAGAGTTGCACAAGAACCACCCTATTGCTAAAATCTTTGGACAGTTATTCTTTAGAACACCAGCTTGGGTATTTCATGAGTCGGCTCGTTTAACACCTGCTATTAACCTAATGCTCCCTCAGTTTAGAAATGACCTTGCCGGTAAGAATGGTTTAGGTCGGCAAGCACGAGCACAGACAGAAGCTACACTTGCTTTTTCTTTAATGATGTACGTAACGACTAAGTGGGCACAAGGGGAGATTACAGGTAGTGCTAACAGAGACTACACCATGACGGGTGAACAAGAGACAGATGGTCTTGGCCCTTTGAGTATCTCCATTGGTAACGATGGTAAGACTGTTGACTACAAACGCTTTGAGCCTTTACGTATTCCAATGACTATTATGGTCAATGCCCTAGACGGTGTTGTTGCCACAAGAGATCAGGAGAACTTTAACGAAAGAGATGGCGATGTTGATGACAGACTGTTAGCAGCAGGCGGTATTGCAATGGCTACTTTTATTAGTGCCTTCCAAGACTCTGCCCTGTTCACAGGTATTGTTGATACTTTTACAGCAGGCTCACGTATGACAGGTGCTTTTACATCGGATGATTTAGATGCAAGAGAGGACGCTTGGAACGTAGCTAAAGACATGGCTGCAAAGAAAGCCTTAATGATTATACCTAGCACAATTAAGAAGTCACAGATTGCTGCTGGTAAGAATGAACTAACAGCTCCTGTAAATATTAAACAACGGGTGCTAGCTAGTTTTGCTCCTAACCATGAATCAATTCCTCGTAAGTATGACATCTTCGGAAACATACGAGAGATAGATAACCCAATGGCTGTTATGAATCCTTTTTGGTATTCTACACAAGAGCAGAGGGCAGCAGACAGGTCTCCAAAAGAGCTTGCTGTTAACGATTGGATTAATGAACTTGAGCAATCTGGTTACGGTAACTTCACAAGAGCTAAATACAAAACAAGTGATATTGAAGTTAATGACCTCAGAGAGATACAGATTATACATCAAGGTATCGAAGTGAGTGTCTATGATGCTATGATGGCGGAGGTAAACAAACCTCGCATTAAAAAGCGTCTTGTTAACACTCTTTACAATCTTAGTGTTTCACCTTTGTCTTTGGGGAATCCCTCAGAGCCACAGCTTCACGGAGAACCCGTTAAGGAAGCTAAGAAAGCTATATCCGAGGCTAAGAAAGTAGCCTTAGAGATTGTACTGAAAACAAACAACAGCAAAGTCATAGGAACAGACAAGACACTTAGAGACATGATGCTCGAAAGACAGCTTAAAATTGAGAACGCTCAACGAGGCATATTTAACTAATAGGAAAAATAAATGGCAAATACAATTAAAGACTACGTAGCAAGCAGTGTTACGGCCAGTTCCGTATTTACTACCCCTTCCTACCTAACGGGTAGGGGGGCAACAGATATACAGGTAGCTGTGGACGGAGCAGTAAAAACCTTAACAACAGATTATGTATTCACTGGAACAGACAGTGCTGCTATAACTTTTGTAGCGGGGAAACTACCTACAGATGGTCAGAAGATACGCATTACTCGTAGCTCTAGCCAAAACACAAGACTTACCGATTACACAGACGGCGCTCTTTTAACGGCTGATGCACTTGATGCAGATGCTAACCAATTATTCTACGTGGCTCAAGAAGCCATTGACGTAGCGTCTGAGACAAACCTTGCAGCAGGTACATTCTACTATTCGCAAGGTACAGCACCCTCTACACCAGTAGCAGGGACTCTCTGGTACGATACTACAACTTCCCCTAACGTCCTTAAAGTTTACAACGGGACAGGTTGGGAACTTACAGCGCCTACTAGAGCTACAGCTACCTTTGGTCAGAGTGACTTCACTGCTTACTCAGGTTCTACGCTACACCAGAGAGCAAACACTGGGTATAACAACACTACTTTAGTATTCTTAAACGGCGTTAAGCTCGTTAAAGCTGCTAGTGCAGGCGCCATACCCGCTAACGGTGATTACTTTTACGAAGCTAGTACAGACAGACTGTGGCTACAAGCCCTGCCTACTAATGGTGTACTAACTCTAGAGACCTATGGTGGTTCCTTCAGTTCCGCAGTATCTACGTCTGAGGCGAATGCCGCTGCCAGCGCAACTGCTGCATCGAACAGTGCATCTACGGCTTCTGGTTGGGCATCTACTGCGGGTACTAAAGCTACTCAAGCCGCTGCAAGTGCAACTTCAGCTTCAGGATCAGCTTCTTCTGCTCAAAGCTTTGCCACAAATGCTTCTTCAAGTGCGTCTTCAGCTTCAGGCGCAGCTTCTGCTGCCTCTACATCTGCAAACACCGCTACTGCTGCCGCTTCTACAGCTACCACTAAGGCAACTGAAGCCGCTAACAGTGCAACTGCTGCTGCCACTGCTGCTACTAACGCAACGAATACTGTAAACACAGTGTCTGCCGATGTCGCAACTGTAGCTGGTATTTCTTCTGAGGTATCAACTGTAGCTAACGCAACCTATAAAGCTAAAGTTGAAGCCGTTGCTGGTGACGCAACAGATATAGGAACCGTAGCCACTAACATTACTAACGTAAATGCTGTTGCTGGTGTTTCTTCTGACGTAGCAACCGTAGCTAACTCTACTTATAAAACTAAAGTAGAAACAGTAGCTGATGATCTGAATGGCTCTAACACTATTGGTGCCGCTGTAACAAGCGCATCCAATGCTGCTTCTAGTGCCGCTCTGTCTGCTACTAATGCAAACAATGCTGCTGGGAGTGCTGGTACAGCATCTACTAGAGCCAACCAAGCGGCTGCTAGTGCAACTGCTGCTGCTGCTTCAGCTTCTACTGCTACTATTCAAGCATCGACGGCTACTGCACAAGCATCTAGTGCTTCAGGATCAGCTTCCACAGCTACTTCTGAAAAGGCTGCGGCTATTGCTGCAAACAACGCTGCCGTTACTGCTAAGAATGAAGCTGTTACTGCTAAGAACGAAGCGGTTACTGCTAAAGACTTGGCGGTTACTTCTAAGAATAATGCTGCAACTTCAGCAAGCAACGCAGCAACTTCAGAGACTAACGCAGCCTCTAGTGCCTCTGCCGCTGCTTCAAGTGCAACCAACGCAGCAGCTAGTGCAACTGAAATAAAATCAATAACTGCTGCTACAGGTGCAGCAGGTTCTA